AGCATGTCCCCCTAATGCTACTAATGACCAAGATTTACCACCTCCTGGATTACCAAATATGAGACCAAAATCTCCATTTCCAAGTCCCCCCTGTAGTAAATCGTTAATACGCGGCCAAGGAGTGGGTATAGTTTCTCTTGAATTTTCTCTATACCTTGATTCAATGTCTTTAACATATTCATGTCCTATATTTTTATCTTGTCCTGCTTTTAAAGCATTATCCACAATAAAACGGATACCATCAAAATCGCCTGCTTTCAATAAGTCCACAGACGACATTAAGGCCTTCTTCAATTGTTGGTTTTTACAAAAATTAGTAAATTCTTCTTGTACATATTCTAAATCTTCATCAGAAGTAACAAATGCTAATTTTAATTGTTCTTTAATGGATATCTGTAATACTTCATTATCTACTTTTTGTAATTCTACTTTTAATATATCTAATGAAGGGGTGGTGTGATATTTATCGTAATAGTTTAATACTTCTTTAATAGCCCACTTTTGTGCCTGATTTTCAAAATATTCTTCTGATATGATATCATGTATATTAACCAGAAATTCTTTATGGGTTAATAAAGAAGATAATACTTTAATTTGAAAATCGTGTCCGTATTGATTTATACTATTTAATGTCATTTATAACCTTTTTATTTTTCATAAGTTGGGAATAGAGCAAATATATCTTTTAACCATGAGTCTAGATTTCTGATCATTCCTCCTAATTTATCTTCATTGTAAAATGAAATAAACATTTCAGAGTTAAATTCAGGTAAATCTTCACTTATTAAACCGTCTATATGTTCTTTCCCTCTATCATCAATCATAGGAGTGCTTAAATCCATAACTTTATAGTTAGTTTCAATTCTAGCTTGTTCCTGAACTATGCGGGAATATACAACATGATCCTTAAATTTCCTAGCAGATATATCGAAGATATCATCTAAGGTTAAATCATGAGTTTTTAATTCAGGAAATTTTTTAAATATACCTTTTGCCCCCAAACCTTTAATACCCTGAATATTATCTGAAATATCTCCTAGTAATGTTTTATGTAAGATAAAGTTAGAGGGTTTTAAGCCAAATTTTTCTTCTACAGTTTTAGGAGTGTAATATTCCTTCTCCATAGGTCTATAAACAATAATTTTATCTGTTACTAACTGCAAGAAATCTTTATCACTAGACACAATAAAACAAGTTGAATCATGTTTTTCTACTAATTTTTCAGCTAACACTGCTATAATGTCATCAGCTTCTACTTTATCGAGTATGGTGGTTTTAACAGGTAATAGCTTTAAATACTGTATTATACGCACTATTTGGTCAATTTTTGAGTCATGTTCTTCCTCAATATTGTCAAATGCTTCCCAATTAGTAATTCTAGATAAATTTCTTGTTCCCTTGTACTCGGAGAGCAGGTTCTTACGATTTACCGTTGAACCTGCTCCGTCGAATACTACATAAACAGATGTTGGATTTGTTTGTCTAATCATAGCACCCAAAGAGCGAAAAAATCCTCCTAATCCTCCAATATGAACTCCATCAGGATTAACCATATTCATCATGGCAAAATTTCTAAAAAATAGATTTAAGCCATCTAAAATTAATACTCTGTCGTGTCTATTTTGGGTAGGGATCTCCTGATCTTCTTGGATATCATCCAAAAGATTAAATAACTCTTTGTGTTTCATGTTTTTGTCTATAGGTCCTCTACATCGTAAAGAACAGGTGTTGTGTCTTCTTGGTCTTCTACAATTTTGAATTGTCCTCCTCCTAGGATTTTAGACCATTCATCAGCATGCTCTTTTTTATAAGCATTCTTGTCTTTATCTGTATCTTGAATAAAACCATGGTTTGTCATAACAATTTTACCTCTTGACTGCATACCATTAACATGGTTTTTATCAATTTGTAAGTTTGTTCTTTTACCCCATTCTACTTGCATACCACCTTTAATTGCCTTAATTTTAGATGTTCCAGCATTTGATATGTTTCCAAATGTAACTACAAATGTAGCATCATACCACATTGCCATTCCACCTTTATTCATCATTTTAGGTTGACCCATAGGTGATTCAGCTTTTGCTGTCCAAACTTTATTAACTGCAATTAATGTATTAGTATATGGGGATGATTCTTTACGAGACATTACAATACTTTGGTTAACTGTATTACCAAATTGTGTTGACATTGCTCCTGCATTCCATTCATTGTTGTTTTTCAGTTTTTCAACTGACATTGCACAAGGAATAGACCCAATTGAATCCCAGAAAAATGCTAGATCATAAGGTAAATTACCTTTTTTCTGTTCATTCTGTAAATCCATAATAAAGGCTGCTACGTCTTCAATAGTATGTAATGTTTCTCTATCAACATAGATAAAATTACCTTCATAGTCAATAACATTACCTTCATCATCTTTAATTAGATTAACTTGTAATCCCATTTGAGCTGCATGTTCCCAATTCCATTTCATCTCAGTAATGATAAATACAGGTAAAATTCCCATATTTTGTGCTGATACAGCTGCTTCAAGTAATGCAGTAGTTTTTCCGGTATCAGAGTGTCCTCTAAGTATGGAAATATGTCCCATTGGTATACCAGGTACTCCTGCTACTTTTTGAAAAGCAGGTGATAGTGGAATCCATTGTTGGTCCTTAAATTTGACGTTTTTATTTAAACCTTTAGATGATTTAAATTTATTAAGATCAAATTTGCTCTTAATCTCGGCGGACACTGCCGCCGAGAGAGACTTTGATGCTTTTTTCGCCATATTTAGAAAGGTAAATCATCAACTTTGTTACTACTATCTTTACTATCAAATAAAGAATCGAATTGATCTACTTTAGTTTGTTTAGCTTTAGTAGTATCTAAACTAAAATTTGTAGAAGGTTTAGATGCTACGGGTGCAGCAACAGGAGATGATACTACTTCTTCAGAATCATCTTCTGGTGATAACCATTTTTCTAAAGCTGATTTCATTTCATCAAATGAATATGATTTAAATAATCCTTCTTTAGGGTTTGGTTGTTCATTTGTCCATTTTTCTACTAAACTAGCATCTTCACTAAGTGGTGAAGTTTTTAATCTAACACGTACTGATGATTTATTGTAAGGAGTACCAGTTGATTCTGGTCCTACTGTTTCAACTGTAAGGTCTCTACCATTTACAATATCTGTGTAATCTCCAATTTCATCATCAACAGCTAATGCTAATAATTCTTCATATACTTGTTTTCCAAATTGCCATAACCTAGTACCTTTATCTTCTTCTCCACGTACTACTACAGGAACAAAAACACGGTTTTTAGCATCTAGCTTTTTAGCTAATACATAGTTTTCTTTATTATACTCTCCTTCACGCAGTTTCCCAGCAAATAGAGCAATTGGGTCTTTTTCACCAAAATTAGCAGGTGAAATCATTACCTTATTGGTAATACCATAATAAAACTTCAACTCCGTAAATGGGTTAGAAGCATCATAAGCTGATGGTACAATTCTAATTTGTTGTTTACCTACTGTAGGTCTCCAAAAAATGGTAGTGTAATCGGTCTTTTGACCACCCTGTGGTTTTGATTGGAGGGTATCCAATTTCTGTTTTAATGCATTTAAATCCATAATGTAACTTATTT